TCTCCCATCTCTTTGGCATCTATTTTACTAAAACCAATGCAATTGTTCTCAATACTTTCACCTTTGTCTTTTTCTTCAGGCGTTTGATTGTCATATATCAACACAATAGCTCTGAGTAATGCTTTGTCGTTAGTCTTTAACAAGTCTTTAAGATAAGCTTCCCACTGTTTTTGACTGGTAAAATATTTCCAAGCTGCCATTTGATTTCTCCTTTACTTTTACTTTTACTTTTTAATATATTAATATACCACCAGGAGGCTCCAGAATGACCCCAAATTGATTTTTATTTATAAGATATATTAATATATATATATTTCCTTTTTTAATAATTAAAATTCAATCTGGAGACATTCTGGATAACTCTGAATTATAATTATAATAGGCCTTTACGTTCAAGCCAGTCCTCAAGGTCAGCCAAGTACAAAATCAATTCATGAATACGATTGTTTGGGATAGATACTTCACCACAGTCATCAACTTCTGTAAATCTCTTTTCAGGTACTGGAATTGTTGTACCTTTGCCAATCTTATTTGCATAAGAACGAAGTATGTACGTAATCACACAAAATATAATCGGTATGAACAACTCACCACCAACACCAAAGTAACCTCTTGTTTCATATACATTCTGTCCTATGATATACATCAGATATGGAAGAATGAAGTTCAAAATCCAAGCAAAGTTTCTAAGGTTGTTTGTAATGAAATAATTAACAGCTCGTACAACATCGACGATGATTTCCCCCATAATGCTAAAGAATCTCTTCATATTTATTCCTCCAATCGCTTTCTAAGCATTTCTTTGTAATAATTCTTTTTTGTATTTATCTTTTCTTCAAGACGTCTTTGAAAACCAGCGGCACTGCATTTACTACAATGTGTGTCCTCGTTTATGAAGAAGCTGCGATGCATCTCTTTACAGCATTGGCAATGCTGGGACATTACATCTTTTTCTCCGTCCTGAACTGCAAACAAATGTATTGTAATAGTTGGATATTTGCTTTTGGTCTCTTTAATAAATTGCACATGAACATTCGCAAATTCAACTTTACTTAATACATTTGTTGCATACCATTTCACAGCCGACATATATGCCAATTTCATTGTATCGGCTGTGAATGATTTTTTATAAAATTCTTTTGAGTACTTAATCATAGTCAACACCTTCCTTTGCTTTGAGTGATTCTTCTTTAGCCAGTTTATCAACCAGCTCATTGAAGGTGTTGCCGGTATGACCTTTAATCTTTATGATTTTTATACAAATGCCAAGAGACTTTGCTTTATCTCTTAAGAATATAAATTCTTCCCACAAATCTCTGTTCTTTATATCATTATTTTTAGTTGTCTTCCAATTATTTCGCTGCCATTTGTCAACCCAGCCATTATTGATTGAGTTAACAACGTATGCGCTATCTGAGTATAACTCATATTCGACATCACTTAAATTCTTGCTCAGCACCCTTTTGAATGCTTCAATCACAGCTTTAAGTTCCATACGATTATTTGTGGTCATCTTTTCATTACCACTAATCGTCTTGCACTTATCAGCCGTATTGAATACTGCAGCCCAACCACCAGGACCTGGATTCTCTGAGCAAGCACCATCTGTAAAGATTCTTATTCTCAATGATTCTTCCCCCTTATAGCTTTAGCCATCTTAGCATCAGCTTTCTTTGCAAGTTGTTCTCTTTCTTTTTCTTCTTTAGTAATTGTTCTTGCTGGTATTTTGCCAGACTTTACTTCTGAATACATCTTAATTGCCAGCTTAGCAAATACCTCATATAAACACATACCATATACAGTGCCAATCCATTTATGGTCCGTGGTTGTCTTAACACCAATAGAATAAATGCCAGGAGTCGGTTCAAAATACGACATCGTCATCCATTGCGGTGTGATTTCATATTTTTGAACTAATACACGAATGAGTTTTTCAATCGCTTCAATGGGAACATTACTCTCATCTGAGTATTTAGAAAGTGGTTTGATTTTTCTCAACACCTTCTGAATTATCTTTTGACTTTCTTCTTTTCTGTAATCAAGGTTTAGAATTTGTTCTGTTTTCATAGTAATATAGCTTGTACCTCCTTAAACAAGTATAAGTCGGGTACATGCTTCTCACACATACCCGGCTTATAACTATTTATTGAATGAAGCGTGTCAAATTCATATATTTATTTTTAAATGTCCCAGTCGTCATCATCATCATCATTGGATTCAACTTCAGTAGCTTCAGCTTTAGCAGCTTCAGCTTTAGCAGCATCATCTTTAACCAGGAGGTCAATGTAGTACTTAGCAGACTTCTTAGGAGCAGCCTTAATCTTACGAGCTTTACACTCTTTGAAGAGCTCCATAGCAGACTTGCCTTCATAAGGATTTGCTTCAGTTTCATTATCTTCTGTCTCAGTATCTTCAGTTTCAGCTTCGGTAGCTACACCAAATGCCTGTTTGCAAGCTTCAATTAAGTCAGCCTTCTTAGTAGACTTAGCAAGCTTTCTCTTACCAGCTTTACCAAGGATGTCCCAAAGTTGCTTAGCACTCATAGATTCATCCCACTGAACAGTTGCATCAGTTGCATCCTCGCTTTTATCTTCGGTAGCATTTTCAACTTTAGTGTCTTCAACATCCTCAACATCCTTATCAGAACCAGATTCAGTGATACTAGCTTTGATAACAGTATTCACTTTGTTTGCGGAGAGGTAATCGGGCATGTAACCCATAAGGTCAACAAACTCCTCACCAGCTTTTGTAGCAACAACTGCAATCTTGTGTGCTAGAATAGGATAACGTCTACCGATGTCAGCGATTGCCTCCAGATCTTTACCTGCTGCGATAATCGCAACTGCTTCTTTGAAAGTGTAATTCTTTGCCATTTTAATTTCTCTCCTTTTCATATTTTAATTTTTAGTTTTATGTGATTGAGGGCTGTCTTTTATGTGATTGAGGCAGCCCTCATTATCACCTTAATTAGTGAATAAATTCAATGATACCATAGTTTTCGTTCTTGTAAATATCAACTGTTTTGCTAGCATTCTTGTTGTACTGTTCGTTTTCAATTGTTTTCCAGAAAGTAAACGTTGCTTCTTCGTTTATGTCTTGTTCATCTGTAATCTCACCATTTGTTACGCATTTAACCTGGGTCATGTGAACTCTAACGGATTTTTCATTAATCTCAACAATTGTACCTATGATGAATTTCTCATAAGTGAATATACCACTTATTCCCATCCCTCCACCATAGATTTGTACCATTTCATTGACTTTCATTTCATTAACTTTAACTTTCATTTTTTTCATTTTTGTTCCTCCTTAACACTCGTTTTTTTATTTTTTTTATTTGTTTTATTTGATTACATTATATCACACAAATATGCGTTTGTACATAGTTTTTTTGAAAGTTTTTGAAAAAGTTTAAACTTTTTACTCATCCCATTCGTCTAAAACTTCGGAATTTTCCTCATAAATTTTGATTGCAAGATTTATTGCATCTCTAAGATTATACAATCCATGAATATCTTCAACATGGAATGCACCTTTCATGAATACCGAAGTAGTCTTGTCATTTTCTTTAGCTTCAAGTTGTTGAGCAATTGTGAAACCACCTTTGGAACAACTAGAAATAACAATATTCCTTGAATCGGATATCTTAGCTTTAGAAAGCTGATAATAACTAATCTTACTCTTTGCCATCTTTAATGTCCTCCATTTCATCTGTTTCGATTTCAGTTTCCATAAGAACAACGAATTCTTTGTTTTCGTCAGAGTTCAAAGGAAGCAAATTCAGATTGTCCATTTCAATGTAATCATTAAGACCATTGAATTTGATTGTGGATTCACCATCACCATCAATGACAATTTGTTTTATCCTGAAGAATCCAAGCTTCATAGGACTACCACCAGGGATTTTAGCTTTTATACTCACATCATTATTAAGCATTTGCATAAGTTTGATTGTATTAATCAACTCGGAATACTGAGCTTTAAGTGTGAAGTTAACCGAACCATTAGCTGATAAGCTATGGCCACCATAACTCACAACTTCTTTAACTTTTACTTTCACGTTGCTGACTTCCTTTCTTTTTTAAATCGTTTTTCATTTTCTTCATTGAATTGCTTACGCGCTTTTGAGCTTGATTTGATTATTCGCTTTGGTTTTGCGACTATATCTTCATGCTCACTTAAATCAACACCTATAAATGCATTTGCACTGATGTATTCTCCTGTTTTAATATATTGAGCTACTTCACAAAGCATGTCTGGCTTAACCAACAAGTAAACCTCATTAGACTGTAAAAATTGAATCGCAAACACAGGTAGTTTATGAGCAACTACTGCATTATAGCTCAATGTGTCTAAGTCCTTTTTATGTATTCTAATACTCTCTGCATCAGTTGATTTTAACTGACAAATAACATTTTCTGATTGACCATCTTCCTTTTCCACCCAACCTGAACCTGAGTTCTTTGTAGGCTTCAAGCCAAGACTTTTCATCACTTCTGCTTCATTCTTTCTATAGAACTTACCTGACCTCTTTATTGCCATACTTACATACCCCTAAGAATCTCACCAAGCATGAAATCATATTCAGACTTGGTTTGTATTTCTTCCTTAAGATATAACTGAAAGTATTTGAGGCCTGTTGCTGCAATCAACTCAAGTGGTAGGTTTGACTTAGGCATGATATACCTGACTGTATATACCTGACTGTCGGCATCTCGTGTTCTGTCTAACACAATACGCATTTGCCATTCATTTTCTTCCTGACCTCTTGTGAAGTTTGCTCTAAACTTTGGTTTCCCTTTATCGTCTTTTAGAGTGTAGCTAAACTCTGAGCAAATCTTACCACTGTAAACTCGATTATCTAAATCTTTTAACGTTAGCATTTAGTACCCCTTTCTTTGTTTTGATATGGTCGAATCTTTCCATTGCTTGTACACATAAGATGCAATGTTTGTCAGGTACTCACGGTCATATTTTGTCAACCTTGATGGAATGTCAAAACCTGTGCTGCCATCAAAGTCATACATTGCATAGTAGTATGTTGAACGTCTAAACTCTGTAGGGTCACATGTTCTTTGCAACTCAACCAACTGTTGAGATAAACTGTCGTAATAAGCATCTGATACACAACTCTCATCGTATTCATAATACATAATGCTGTATACGATTATGCGCCTTTGCAAATAGCTAATCTTAGTTGAATCAGACCAGTAGATACAAGGCATCTTACTGAAGTCTATCATTTACTCACCTCTGGAGCGGGGCTTATTTTATTTTTACACTTACGCATCTTAATAGCCACGTTTCCCCCTCCTTACACAACCACAACTGTAAACAATCCCACTCGTAAGTGCCCCTCTCTGTATCACCTTATCTGTTCCACACTCACAGTGAACTTTGTAGTAGTGACGCATTTTGTCACCACCAAAAGTCTTGTCATACTTATGTCCTACATAACTTATAACTTCAAGCTTTCCTAAGCGCTTGCCGATTATGTCATTTACATTTATCAGCACTTTTCCACGTTTTGCCATTTTCATTTTCCCCCTTTTATATTTATAAAGACCAGAGGCTGCATTAAGCAGCCATCTGGATTTTTCTTAGTGCATTGTGATATTTGGTATTGCCGAAAGGATTGAAAGTATTGATTGTGTCTTTGTCCAATCCCTTAACAACACTAATCTTTATTGCCGTTTCTAAGTTCATGCCTTTAGCTTCGAGTTTGGTAATCATTATCATACATCTGTAAGAGAATGTAGCTCTGATTCCTTTGCTCTTAGCTTCTTCACGCATCTGATGGATGAACTCAACCAGCTCTGTATTGTTGTTAGTGATTGCCATTTCAATCTTCAAACAGTAATCAAATTCAATGATTGCGAATCTATCAAGTGTTGCTTGGTCCAGAACCATACGGCCTGTATACATATCATCTGCACCGTTTCCAACGGTATTACCAGCAGCTACAAAATGAACTTTATCACCAAAGTTAACTTTTCCATCAGGAAACTCAAAGTAACCGTTTGCAATAGCTGCATTCAAAAGTACCAAAACTTCTGGAATTGATGCATCTATTTCGTCTAAGAAGAATACCACATCGTTTCCTTTAGCTGCTTCTTTACAAGCTTTGGAGAACTCTGTTTCATGGAAGTTACCACCTGCATCGATGAATCCTGTAAGTTTGTATTCCTGTTGAACTGAATTGCTGAAGTAGAAATTCCAACCAAGTTCCTTTGCAATCTGTTCAACTGTGTGATTCTTACCAGAACCAGCAGGACCTGCAAGATAAACCGGAATACCACATTCCAAACAGCATTTGATTTCATCGTATTTGTCGTGGCGAACTTCATCTTTGACTTCAGGAATTTGAACCTTAGGAATCTCAATGCTTTTGTTCTCAATTTCATTCTTAATCTTAGTTGATATAGTACCTACCGATTTTTCAGTGGACAGTTTCTTAACGCCCTTAGTTTCGTATATGCGCTCAACTTTTTCTACTTGGTAGTTTTCTTTGTTGAAGCAAATTTTGCAACCATCAATCACTGTTATGTTGCCATATGCTCTACGCACATAAGTATATTCTTTGT